AGTCCTGTGCCGTGTCGGGCATCAGCTCGGCGGCGAAATACGCCTGCTCCAGATAGACATCGAACATCGCCATCGCGGTGACGCGGCAGATGGTGGCGAGAACGGAATTCGGGCTGCGCGCGTCGGGCGTCCCGGGCAGGCGGCTTTCAAAGATCGCGGCGCCGCGGTCGGCGATCACGTCGGGCGTGGGCACCGGCCAGGGCATCAGGGCGAAACTCCGCGATGCACGGTCACCACGGTCGGCCCGGCGCTGGCGACGATGCCAAGCAGCCCGTCGGCGCGCGGCGCGCCTTCGGCACGACGACGCAACCACCCCACCGACAGGGTGATCGATATGCCGCGCGCCGTCTCCACCTCCGCCAGCGCCTCGGCGGCGGCGTCTTCGGCCAGGCGGCGGGTGGCCTCGGTCTGTTTCGCGCGCTTCAGCAGCCACAGCCGCCCGCCCAGCCCCGCCGCGCCATCAGGCTGACCGGCGCCAGCGGCGGGCCTTCCCGGTCGGGCAGCGCGTCGTCGGCGCGGGCGCGCCGGTCGGTCAGCAGGGCCACCAGCATGGGCGTGGCCGGCGTGCTGTCCAGCACGATGTCGCGGCCGTCGTAGACCACGTCGAAGCGCGCCAGCAGCTTGTCCTGAACCATGGCGATGTCGGAGGTCATCGGTGCCCCGGGCGATGCGGGCGCATCCTTGCGCGCGCGCGTGGACGGCGTGCAGGCCCGCAGATGCGGGCGCCAGCCGCGGGCGCATCAGCCCATGGCATGCGCCACATCCGCCGCGTCGGCCGTGCCATGAATTGCCCCGTCCACGGTCAGCGCGCCGGTGATGCGCGCATCACCCTTGATCGTGACGGGGCCGGTGATCGTGACGCCGGCCGCCGTCGCTTCCAGCGTGGTGCCCTGCACCACCAGGCGCACAGAGGTTGCCGCCACCACCTCGACCGTGCCGCCCTGGCGCACCGCCACGCGGTTGCCGCCGGCGTCCCACAGCGCGCTCTCGCCCGGCGCCAGGCCGCCCAGCCGCGCGCCCGGGTGCCACAGCGCCAGCACCATCATGTCGCCGGGGTCGGCGCCGATCGCCACCAGCACCGCGTTGGCCCCGGACGGCGGCACGGACGAAAACCCGTAGGGGGTCGCCACTTCCAGTTCGCTGCGCACCACCCCGTCATGGGTCTGCACGTCGGCGGTCTGCAGCGCGGTGCCGTCGTTCACGGCCAGCACCACGCCGCGCACGGTCAGCGCGCGCACATCGCCGCCCAGCTCGGACATCAGACGCCACCTGCCGTGGGATCGACCACGCGCAACGGAGCGGCGGAGTGCTTGTCGTGCTTCCGGCGGCGGCGTGAGGCTTCGTTGATGCGGTCGTAGGCGGTCACGCCGACCACGCGCAGCACGGTGCGCAGCCCCTCGCGGCCGAGCCGATAGGTGATGCCGGCCACCAGCATGTCCTTGGTGATGCCACCGAACGGGTCATACACATCCACCACTTCGTTCGGCCGCCACAGCGCCTGGTCAGGTCCGGCGCGCCAGTCCAGCACCGTGTAGTGCAGCTGGTCGCCCTCGCCGCGCAGCACCCGCACCACCCATTCCGCCTGCTCCTGCGTGCTGCTCATGCCGGACTGGCTGCGCGTGAGGCGCACATGCGGGCGCCAGCGGGTGATCTCGGGGTCCCTGGCATAACCGGTCATCAGCACGCCGGCGGCGGCCGCTGCCGGCGTGGTGCTGCGCACGATCAGCTCGCCGGACGGGGCGGCGGCCATCGGCACGGCGGCGGCCTGACGGTGCCGCCCGCCCGCCCCCAGCTCGGACTGCCCCTTGACCCAGACATCGGAAAACCGTCCGCGCCAGGAACTGCGCACGCGCGTCTCGGCGATATTGTCGCCGCGCCACAGGTGCCAGGGCGCGCGGTTGATGCCGCCGCGGGTCAGCAGCAGGCCGCCCACGCCGTCGCTGACCACCAGCACGGCCCGCTGCCGCGCCGCCTTTTCGATGGTGCTCAGCGCCGTCTCATGCGGGTTCAAGGCCAGCCGCGCGAACGCCTCGCCCACATCCACCTGCGCCTGCACGGGAATGCCGAACGGCGCGCAAATCTGCCGGGCGATCTGCGTCAGTGTCAGCCCGCGGAACTCCGCCGGCCCGGTCGGGCAGGCCGCGCAGTCCACCAGGTCACCGGTGCGATCGCGCCCGGCCACGCGCAGCCCGGCTGCCGTGCCGGTCTCGGTGACATCCACGTCCTCGATCCAGCCGACCAGCACGGTCTCGCCGTCGATCGCAAGCCGGCAGGCTTGCCCCGGGGCCAGCGGCGGCGGCGGCACCTGGCCCCGCACCGGCACGTCGGTCTCGGCCAGGGCGGCGCGGCTCTCGTCGTACAGCCGCAGATCGAAACTGCCGGCAATCTCGCGCAGGTCGCGCGTGATGGTCACCTCGGTCCAGCGCCGCCACACATTGCCGGCCACCGTCAGCGTCACGCGGTTGGTCACCTGGCCGCCGGCAATCTGCAGGGCGGTCGGCGGGATCACTGCAGCACTTCCAGCGTGGGCGCGGCGATCAGGTTGAGCGGGTGCAGGCGGTTGCGCACCACCACGTCGGAGAACACGGTCACGATCGACGCCGGATCGTCGCCGGACAGAAAATTCGCGACTTCCCAGGCCAGTGCGGGCGCGGGGAGCGCGAGCGTCGCCACCCTGGGCAGCCGGCCAATCGTGCTGTTCATGTCGGCCAGCCACGCGGCACGGGCCGCCGCCAGCGCGTCCCACACGGCCCCCAGCGCCAGCGGGTTGCCGGCCGCCACGCCGGCGGTGGCATGGGCGGCGGCGTCCAGGGCGGCGGTCACCCGGTCGCGCCAGGTGATGGCCTCGTCGCCGCTGGTAAAGGCGATGTCGCTGGCGGCGGCGGCCGCGTCGGCCAGCACCAGGCAGGCGGTGGCCAGCGCCAGTGACGGTGCGGGCGCCGGCCGGGTCACCCAGGTTTGCACCAGCGTGGCCAGGTCCAGCATCGCGGCCGCCGTGATGCGCCCGTCGATTGCCGCGGCGGTCTCGGCGTCCTGCCCGGGGCCGACCGCGGCGGGGATTGGCGGGTTCGACGCCGCCGCCAGCGCCGCCGAGGGCGCGGCCAAGGCCACGGCCACCGTATCGGCATAATCCACCCCCGGCACCAGTGCGCGGATCGCGGCCAGCCCGGGCAGGCTGCTGGCGATCAGGATCTGCAGGCCGCCGCCGGCGATGATGCTCACCCAGGCGCTGACCTGCGACGCGAAGCCGACCACGGCGGAAACCACGCCCAGCACCAGCCGCACTGGCGCCAGCACCGCCGCCAGCAGGGCGCGCGCCGCCGCCTTCAGGGCGGACAGCGCGCCCAGCAGCGCATCCAGCGTGCCGGGCGGGTCGGGCGTGCGGGGGATGAAGCGCCAGAACTCCGCCTCGAATTTCGTGACCCGGATGCTATCCTGCGCATCCTCGAACTTCGCGCGCCCGGCCAGCACCGCAAGCATGGTGCCCAGCCACGGGTGCACCAGCGTCTGCGGCCCCGGCATGGAGAAGGCGGTGCGCAGCGCATTGGCCTGGCTGATGTAGTCGTCGCCGATCAGCATGCCGGTCAGGCGCAGCGTGCCGTCATCCTGGCCGAGATCCTGAAAGCTCGGCGCGTCCGACCCCGGAAACATCAGCCGCAGCGCCCGGCGGCCGATCTCGTCGCGGCTGTCCACGTACAGGAACGACACGCCGCCGAAGCTGGCATCCTGCAGGCTGTCGGCGATCTCGATCAGGCTGACCATCAGAAATCGCGCCGCCCGTCGCGGTCGAGCACGCGCCCGCGGTCGATGCTGGTGGCGGCGGGATCGCTGGTGATGACGGTGGTGCCGGGCAGCGCGTTGTTCACCGTCACGTTCACCTGCGGCCGGGCCGGCGCCGGGGTAAATCCACCCCAGGGCGGGGCATCGGTGTTCAGGCCGCCATCCGGCGGCCGGTCGCCAGTGCCGCCCGGCGCCGGCGCCGCCGACGGCGCGCCGGGCAGGTTGCGGCGGATGGTGTCGAGCAGCCCGGCGAACGGGCCGATGATCCGGTCCCACAGGCCCTTGAACCAGCCTTCGAGCGTACCGAAAGCCTGCTCGATCGCCTGCACGACTGCCATGACCTCACCGGCAACCCAGCTGTTCGTCACCCAGGTGGTGAAGTCGTGGAAGGTGGTCTTTACGCCCTCCCAGAAGGCGGCGAACCAGATCGCGATCGGCCCGAAGGCGCCCTGCAGGTCGCGCCACAGGCTGCTGCCCACGCGTGCCGCCCAGCCCTCCAGCGCGCCTTCGAAATTCCAGAACGCCGAGGCCGCGGTGTGCCATTGCCGGCCGAACCAGGCGCCCAGGCCATCCCAGCCGGCGTACAGCTCGCTGGCGGCATAGGCGAGCAGCCCGATCGCCGCGACCAGCGCCAGCACCGGCCAGGAAATGGCCGACATGGCCATGGCAAAGGCGCCGATCGCGCCCAGCCCCACCGCCAGCACCAGCAGCGCACCGGCGATGCCGAGGATGCCGGCGGTCACCCGCGGATGGTCTTTCTGGAACCCCTGCAGCCACGCATTGAAGCCGATCAGTGCCACGTTGATCCGCCGCAGCACCGGCTCGAAGCCCTGGCCGAGCGTGTCGAGCAGCTGGCTGAGAACCTCCTTGAACAGGCGCACTTGGATGATCGGGTCGCGCACCGCGTCGGCGAAGTTCGCGTCGAGAGTGTCGGCGCCGACCTTCGACAGCAATTGCAGCCGGTCCTTGTATTCCGCCCAGTGTTGCATCAGCGCCAGCCACGCGTCGCCCTGCT